ATGTTTGTGAAAGCTGACCTAATGCCACACCACATCGAAATCACCTACATTAAGGTTGAACGCCTACAAGATATATCCGATGAAGATTGCCTGAAAGAGGGGATTATTCATGCGTCAACTTTTCTTGGACAAAAAATATATCATACCCCACATGTAAACGGATCTTACTTGTCAGCGAACGTACCCCAAGAAGCTTTTGCCTGCCTGATAGACAAAGTTTCCGGCAAAGGCGCATGGGAAAGTAATCCGTTTGTATTTGCTTACGAGTTTGTGTTATTTGACTAAGGGAAAAATAGCAATGCCAATAAGCGAAGTTATGAACCAAGCAGACAGCAACCTACTGGCGGAATGTATGAAGGAAGCTGGTAGGTTACTGAAATAGTTACTTCAATAGTTTTGTGTGCTACTATAAGCCCTATTAGGGCTTTATTCGGTATTTTTAGTTTGTGAAATGGATAAAATTAAGAAAAGATGTGTGCTGCACCTAAAGGAAACCAATTTTGGAAGTTAAGAAGTAAACATGGACGTGACAAGTTGTTTGCTACTCCTGATTTATTGTGGGAAGCGGCTTGTGAATATTTCGCTTATTGTGATAAGCACCCTTGGAAAGTGGTAAAAGATAAAACAAAGGGTAAAAATAAAGAAAAGGAGGAATCTCCTACTCAATGCCCCTATACTCTAACAGGATTATGCTCCTATTTAGATGTTAGTGAGGAATATTGGAGAGAATTTAAGAAAGCTGGACATGAAGATTTTTTTGGGGTCATTACACGTGTAGAAAACATAATCAAGTCTCAACAGCTAGAAGGTGCTATTGTCGGAGCGTTTAATGCTAATATTGTCTCTCGCATTAATGGATTGGCGGACAAGCAAGAAATAGATCATACTAATGCAGGCAAAGAGTTTAAGGGATTCAACTTTTTACCATATACTCCTGAAGTAGGCTAAGAAAAATGATTGATAGTAAAGTCAACATAAAGCAAAGGTTAGCGTACAATTATCTTCGTGATAATGAAACGAAATTTTTGTTGTATGGTGGAGCCGGTGGAGGTGGTAAGTCTTGGCTGGGCTGTGAATGGTTAATGCAATGCGCTTATTACTTACCCGGCACACGTTGGTTTGCGGGAAGAAATAATTTAAAAGATAGCCGCCAATCAATTACTGTCACATTTGATAAAGTTGCAAAGTGGCATGGCTTCACATCATTTACCAATACGGATGATGGAATATCATTTTATAATGGTTCAGAAATAATCTTCCTTGATCTGACATATTATCCGGTTAAAGATCCAATGTACGAAAGATTAGGATCTAAAGAGTTTACTGGAGGTTGGATAGAAGAGGCTGGGCAAGTTCATTACCTCGCTTTTGAAGTCCTTAAAACTCGCATAGGGAGACATTTAAATGATGTTTATAATATACAGGGGAAAATATTAATAACATGTAATCCTAAAAAGAATTGGCTTTATAGAGACTTTTATAAACCATGGAAAGAAGAAAAATTATATTCTCCTTATGCTTTCATCCCCGCATTAGTTCAGGATAATCCATACGCAACAGATGATTATCTTGAATCTTTACGGAACACAAAAGACAAAGTAACAAAAGAGCGTTTGCTTTATGGAAACTGGGAATATGATAGTGATCCAGCCGTACTATGCGAATACGATGCTATATGCGACTTATTTGTAAACGACCATGTTAAAGCCGTCGGCATCTCTTCCGCTTCTGCTGACCTTGCAATGAAGGGGCGTGATAGATTTGTGGCCGGGCATTGGATCGGAAATGTTTGTACTATCCGAATAGATAAAGATTTCAGTCCAGGAAAGATGATTGAGACCGATCTAAAAAATATGATGATAGAG